CTCGATATAAAACACCATTATTGGGGGAAGTAAAATATGGAGAATATATTCATTCAAAATGTGACGAATATGAATGTAACCGTCATGGATTTTTTGTTAAAGTACAATGGCAAAATTATTGCAATAACACAGGCTTTGAAATTTCAAGGGAAACCATGCAGGACATGATAGTAATCGGTAACATGTATGACAACCCCGAACTTTTGGAGGTGAAACAGTGAAAAAAATTAACAGCAGGCAGAAAGGCGCACAGGGTGAGCGTGAATTTGCCGGAATATGCAGAACACACGGCTATACCGCAAGACGAGGACAACAATTCTGCGGTTCAAATGGTGATGCCGATGTTGTTGGTCTGCCTAATATACACATCGAGGTGAAACGGGTTGAGCGACTCAACCTTGAAGGTGCCATGTCGCAAAGTATTTCCGATGCTAAAGAAGGTGAAAAGCCGATTGTGGCGCACAGAAAGAATAATTGCGAGTGGCTAATCACGATGAGAATGGAAGATTGGTTTGAACTTTTCCGGGAATGGGAAATGGGGCGATAATGTGGCAGATGTTAAGTGGATAAAACTTGTTACAGATGTTTTTGATGATGAAAAAATATTACTTATCGAAGCGTTTCCTGAAGCCGATAGCATCATCGTAATATGGTTCAAACTGCTTTGCTTAGCAGGTAAACAAAACAATAGCGGTGTTTTCATCATGAGCAACGGCATACCTTACACCGACAGAATGTTATCTACAATCTTTCGCCGAAAAGAAGCAACGGTCAAATTGGCACTCGACACCTTTCATCAGTTCGGAATGATTGACATTATAGAAAATACAATCACGATTCCGAATTGGGAAAAACATCAACAATTAGACCAACTCGAAATGACGAGGGAAGCCACCCGAAAACGGGTAGAAAAGCACAGGGAAAAGCAGAAAACGCTTGCTCACGGTGATTGTAACGTTACAGTAACGTTACCTGTAACGGTATGTAACGGTGGCAGAGTAGATAAGAATAGAGAAGATAAGAATAGAGAAGATAAGAACAACAACGATGAAGCGGATAATGTCGATGTTGATTTTGCTAAACTGTATAACACTTTTGAAACCGAATTTGGCAGACCGTTGTCAGCGATGGAATCAGAACAAATTACAGCATGGAAAAGTGAAATGAAAACGGAAATGATATATGAGGCGCTGAAACGGGCAGTATTGAGTAATAAAAAAACAATGCAGTATATCAACGGAATCTTACAAAACTGGAATAATGCCGGTCACAAGTGCTTAGGTGATGTTTTTGAAGCGGACAAGCAACGGGAACAGACGAAAAAAGCAGGGGTTAAGCATAACGAGCGGAGTTTTAGGGGCGAACAGGAGGATATTTACAGTGATGAAATCTATGAGGTGCTTTGAAAGGAATTAAAATGAACAAATATAACGTAGAGCGTAAAGCTATCGAACAATACAGAGAACAAGTGCAGGTTGGAAAGCGGAGGTAGAAAATGATTGATTCAGATAGACCGATAATAACAAGAACTTTATCAAAACTGCTTGAAAACCATATAGACCCAAATAAAGATTCGAGAATTTACTGGGCAAAAGAAGTTACTTTTGACTATGAGACCGAACATTCCGTTCGTGTTGACTACATGAGATTTAAACCTGTGAATAATTCTGTATCAGGCATCGAAAAAGGAGATTTTTATTGTTATGAAGTTAAATCATCGGTCGAAGATTTTAAATCGAAGAACGGACATAATTTCATCGGTGACTATAATTATTATGTGATGCCTGCTAACGTGTTTGACAGTGTTAAGAATGGAATACCCTACAATGTTGGCGTGTTTTGCCCTGATGCCCAATGCTTAGTATCCGTTAAAAAAGCGCACAAAGCAAACAGAAATAAATCGTTGTGTGAAATGTTGTTGATGATGTATCGTTCCGCAAGACGAGATATCAAAAAAGAAACGGAGGTAGAGGAATGATGGATACAGAGAGAACAATCAAATTAAAGGTTTTTATTGATGGCATACAGGGTAGACGAACAACAAGAGCAGGCATGAATGGAGCTGACCTCACTTTATCAAGACAAGAATGCGCAAATTGGTGGTACGAACTCGAAAACGCAATAGAGGACGGCGAACTTGTGCGGGTGGTACATGGGAAGTGGATCAACTTTATAGGGGATTTCTCTACCGCTGAATGTAGCGAATGCGGCGAATTGTTTGAGGTAACACCCGAAGAAAAACCCCGTAAAGAATATTTTGATTTGTTTAAACAGTGTTATGGGTATTGCCCCAACTGTGGCGCAAAGATGGACGGGGAGGAAGAAAATGAAACGAAGTGAAGTATTGCGAGAAGCTGAAAAATGTGTTTGCGGTAATAGAGAAGATGACTACGGAAACCCTGAGGATAATTTCGCCAACATTTCTATTCTATGGACAGATTGGTTAAGAATAAGATTTGGAGCGTATAAGCATGTTCTCTTGAACGCTGAAGATGTAGCTATTATGATGGTGTTGCTAAAGATAGCAAGGATTGGTAGCGGTATTTACAAAGCTGATAATTATGTTGACGGTGCAGGGTATCTTGCTTGTGCAAGTGAAATTGCAGGAAAAAACGCAGGGGAAGAGTGATGATGTGTAAAGAACAGCAGAAGCACATTTGCTCAAGCTGCGCTGTACCTTTAAGCGATTGCAGGTGGTGGCACACGTTCCCACCGCAGGCACCCGAGGGGGCAAAGATGGGTACAGTGCAGACTAAAGAATACGTCAAAGGACACGGAAAGGAAAGGGAACTTATTGACCGCGGAATCGTCCTTGAATGTCCGAACTACATTGCACCGAGTAAAGCCACGGCGAAGAAAATATCAATAGTGCATAGACAACAATGCGAAAACCTTGCTAATGCAATTATAATCACGGCAGCCAAAGATTACCGGAAAGCACTTGAGAAGGATAACAAGCTAAATATCAGACAACTGCAAAGGTTTTTCCGGTCTGACTATTTCAAAATACTCAGTAAACTCAACCCGAAGGTGTTGCTTAAAAAAATTAAAGAGGAGGTCAAGGATGACAGTAAAAGAATACCTGTCACAGGGCAGTCAAGTATCTACGACGATTAAAAGCAAACTACGGCAGATGCAATCCCTTGAAGATTTAGCAACGAACATCACTTCTACACTGTCTGACATGCCTCGAAGCGGCACAAGTCAAACGCTTGACGATATCATCGGAAAGATCGTTGACCTGCAAAGCGATGTCAAAGTTGAGGTGGACAAGCTAATTGCGATTAAGCGCAACATCCAAGACTCAATCAATGCTCTGCCTTGTGCCAAACATCGTGACATTCTCGAGATGCGGTATCTGTCGGATATGGAATGGCAGGACATAGCTGATGAACTGCATTACGATGTGCGCCACTTATACCGACTACATGATGAGGCTCTGCTTAAATTATGTCACTAAATGTCACTTGATGTCATGCATGTTTAGTGATAAGGTTAAGGTGCGAGAGTAAACAAAAGTAATTAAACCTCTAACCCTCCTTTCTTAATGGGCGATCCTTCGGGGTCGCCTGTTGCTTTATAAACTTGAGGAATGATATGACATACGAAGAACTTTTCCAAAGTATATTTCCAACCAAAGAAGATCGTGCTAAATACGAAGCATATAAAAAAGAGTTTGATAAACAGCAAGCAATGTATCCATGGCGATACGTTCGACATTTAAAACCAAAACGTCATAAGATTGGGGGATATAATGCAAATTAAAATAGAAGGAACACCAGAAGAAGTAATAGAAATGATAGCAAAACTTAACGAAAAAGAAGTAATGACTATTCCTTATTTTCCACAGTATGAACCACACTATTGGGGATATACAAATATTACGTGTACTGGCAAAACTGTTTAAACTATATAAATCCGATGACAGAACGGGCAGCTGTCGCCCATAGTTAGGAGATAAATGAATAAAAAAGAAATTTATGCAGTTGGTAAAGCATGGTACATGCCGTACAGTTCTGAACGGTTTTGGAAGCGACTTACTCATAAAAGATTGAGAAAGTTTTACGGTAAATCTGACTAACTATGTAGGAGATGCTGGAGTGTCGTCCAGCCGAATTTCAATTTACGCTACAAAAATGAAATAAGAGAGAGTTTTTAACACGTTTATTTCAAATGTTTGTCGCTCCCCGATATGCGACTAAAAAGTGATCGGGTTCAAATTAGTTAATATCGCAGGTAAATGCGAACGATGCGGATTCACGGCAGTAACCAAAGAAGACGAAGCGCGGCCACAGCTGAACGAAGAACGATGGTAATCACCAGGGCTTCTCTCACCTCGCACTGATGGAATAGTATTTTTGTGAGTATAAGCAACGCTTAGAGGGAAGCCCATTTTGTTTAATAACGCACCGTCCTCCATTGGCCATGATGAAATAATGTTTTGCTGATAGGTAGAGGGCGGCGCGTTTTGAATATAAGTCCGAGGGGTAAATTGCAAAGATGGTGTGAGTATGGGAAGCGGTAAAAAAATAACACTCAAACAAGAAAAATTTGTGCAAGAGCTAATAAAAGGGAAGACCCAAAGGCAAGCATACAAGGCCGCTTTCAATGCAAAAAACATGAAAAATACCACGATTGATAGCAAGGCTTCAAACCTTCTCAAATCGGACAAGGTGGCGGCAAGGTACAACGAATTAAGGGGCAAGGTAGTAAAGAAAGCGGAAGAACAGGCAGTCATGTCTGCCGTTGAAATACTCAAAGAGATCGAAAGTATAGCCAAGGATGATATTTCAAATTACCTCGATTTCCGCACAGAGAAAACGCTTATTGGTCATGACAAGGAAACGGGCGATCCAATTATATCCTATGCTCCTGTTGTTGACTTAAAAGATAGTAAACAGATAGACACGAAGAACGTATCAGAGGTTTCTCTTGGGGCCAATGGTACGTTTAAATTTAAAACATATTGCAGGGATACGGCATTATATAAACTTGCTGAGATATATGGCATCGACGCAATTAAGCAAGCAAAAATTGAATTGGAAAAAGAAAAGTTGCAACATCAAAAGGAAGTCGACGATAAGAAGATATGGTAGACAAACAGCACGCATTTTATTGTAGTGGTGTATGGAGATCATTGTCATATCGCATAAAGGTAGAACGCGGTGGTAAATGCGAACGATGCGGATTCACGGCAGTAACCAAAGAAGATTGGTCAAAACTGATCGGTCACCACAAGATCGAATTGACAGACGATAACATTGACGATCCAAGCATCTCCTTAAACCCAGGCAACATTGATATAATCTGTCTTGACTGTCACAATAAGGAGCATAGGCGCTTCGGTGGCAGGCATCATGTATATATCGTGTGGGGTTCTCCATTATCAGGCAAGACCACAGCGGTTAGAGAGATGTCGCGGTATGGTGATCTGATTCTGGATATTGATTCAATTTGGCAGGCAATCACAATGCAGCCTAAATACGTTAAGCCAAATAATGTGCGCTTCAATGTGTTTGCTTTGCGGGATGCTTTGCTTGATCAAATCAAGACAAGATACGGGCAATGGTACGATGCTTATATCATTGGCGGTTATCCTGACAAGAGCGATCGAGAAAGAGTTGCTCAGACATTAGGCGCTGAGCTGGTTTATAGCGAATCAACAAGAGAAGAGTGTCTAAGCCGATGCGTAGATAGACCAGCAGAATGGCGTGATTATGTGGAAAAATGGTG